AATATTGATAATCTGTTTCCAAAAAAGTTGTTCTATCGCCTATATCTCCTACCTTTACTATCACTATACCGCAATTTCTAAAATATTGCTTATTTGTAATTTTTATACATTCAACAGTATCTTTTAAAACTTGCAAGCATTGAGAAAGATTATCTGAATATGCTTGAAAGCTAAAAATCATTTTAGGTTGTTCTGTTACGCTTAAAGTTGTGCCTGATCTTATTTTAGTTCCACTTACCATGTCCATGTCTTGCTTGTAAGGTGTAGGACAAGATATTGTTACATATGGATATACCGGCATATTGCCTTTTAAGTTAGCCTTTAAATATTTACAATTAGGAAATTTTGCATTTAGACCTTTTATAAAAGCGTTCCACGTAGCATATATATCTATCATTGTTAACCATCTACTTTCTCTATCTTCTTAATGTAATAACGTCTTAAATTGCTTACAATCCCATAGTCTTTAATTACATAGACTTGATATATAATGTCATTACCATTTTTATCTTTTCCGGCATTGATTTTAGTTTCAACTTTAAAAGTATCTGAATATGTAGTGTAGAGTTTCTTGTCATTTATAGAGAATTGTCCACTTCCTGTTGTTTGTAGTTGATTTAAGTCTCTGCTCGTAAGTGGAAGTATTACACCGGTAAAATTAATATTTTGTGGTGTTCCGTTTTCCCATTCTCCAGTGTCATTATTAGAAACACGTTCGCCTTGAACTACAGCTATTAAACTTTGTTCCATTTCTGGTAAGAATAAATCATCTGATAATGTACTCATTTAGTCACTCCCTTAAAGCTTGTTTCTCTTCGTATGTCATAAAAGGAATTGGTTTTATTAATTTATTAGGATTTTCTCTTTTTTCCTTCCAGTATCTTAATTCTTCTTTTAAATGCGACACTTCACTTTCAAGTTGTGCAATTCTTTTATTTTTGCTAAACATATAATCACCTTCTCTATTAAAAATCTTGGAAAAAGTTTTCCTTTAACCTGGTAATTTATCCTTTAAAAAATTTTAAAATTGTTTAAATAGTACAACTTGATTTTCTATGTTTTAAAGGTTTTGTCATTGCTTTTTCAACTTTCCATCCATCATTTATCCTACGATATAGAGTCCCTGAAGGTATGCTGTATTTTCTTGCCATTTGTGCTATTGATAAAGTCTCGCCATTAAAAGTTATATAATGTGTATCACGTTTATTATTTGCCTGTTCCTTAAAAGTTGACCATTTACAGTTTTCTTTACAATAGTTTTTGTTGTTATTTTTTCTATCCAAAGTTGTATTTTTTTCTCCATATTTTTTGCAGTGTTTATTGTAGCTTTCAGACATATCTCTATAAAAGGTTTTAAAATCTAACCACTCATTACAAATTCGTATTCCTCTTGCTCCATAATCCTTATATCTAGGACTGTTTTTATTAAAGCATCTTGTTTTTACGTTATGCCAAATTCTATATATGCGTGTTTCTGCCATGTTGTGTTTTATGTTAGCTTCTGTAGCCCTTTTTATATGGTAACATCCACAACTTCTTGTGCGATTTCCTACAAGTTGATCTGTACCTACAATAGTTTTATTACCACATTGGCATTTGCAAACCCATTTAGTTCTATGCCTACCGTTAGATTGTATATGGTCAGGTGCCCTTTTAATAACCGTTAAATATCCGAACTTTTTATTTGTTAAATCTTTTAAATTGCTCATATTAAACATCCTTTCAAATAATTTTATAAGATATAGATTCTAAAAGTTTTCCTGTGTCAATTAACGGGTGCGTACCATTTTTACGTGATAAACTAAATGGATGATTAGGTGGAGAGTATGTATCTTGTACAGTTTGCTTAGTAATATCTACTAACTTTTGTCCTAATTCATTAAAAAAAGTATTTATATCTATTTTAAAAGTGAGAAGTAGATTTAAATTTGTTTCAAGTAAAATAGACATTTCGTCCTCTTTTTCATTAGCTGTTTTACGGATAAAACTCCTTTCTGGTATATGTATAGCTGTGGTGCTGTCTTTAACATGAAGCCCGTTTGCGTGAAGCCATGCTCTCATCTTAGGAGTTATATTTATATTCATTCCGAATTCATTGACTGTACTGTACATCAATACGTAGGGGTTATCATTAAAAATCCCAATCTCTATTCTTTTACTTTTTAATTGTTCTAAAATACTTTGTAATTTAGGTACATTGTTTTGCTTAATTATTTTTTTTATAGGCATAAATATATCATCCCTTTACTGGTTCTGTTATAGCCTTTTCTACATCCCAGTTTCTTTGTAATCGGCCTTTTAATAAATCACGGTTTACATGATATTTTCTAGCTAGTTGTGAAATGGTTAATCGCTCATTTTTAAAATAAACAAAATGGTTGTTTCTTCGGTTATTAGATTGAGTTTGCATTGTGGCCCACCTACAATTTAAAGGTTCGTAATTTCCATTATTGTTTTTTCTATCTATAGTTAGTCCTTTTTTATATCCATTTTTCATTGCCCATTTATAAAAATTTTCCATAGAATGTTTTTTACCTACAACATCTTTATTCCATTCATCACATAATTTAATTCCACGAATACCATAATATTTATAATCTCTGTTTGACTGGTCATAACATCTACTGTACATTCTATTAAGTGTCCCATATAAATGGCTCTTAGATAATCCATGTATGAACTGTAAACAGCCACAACTTTTACTATGGCCACTTCTTAAATCGTAAGAGCAAACATTTATAATGTTTCCACAATCACACTTACATTCCCACATAGTTGAAGCATGGCCATTTGGTGCTACATGGCTTTTAACCTTTTTTATTACAGTAAGTTTTCCAAATCTTTTGCCTGTCAAATCAATAAGCTTGCACATTAAAACCTCACATCCTTGTATGACTTTATAATCTTTAATTGGTCTTCTGAAAATTTGATTTCACTGTTATACTCATAGGAAATATCATCTATCTTATATGATTTAAGCTCCGGTTTCTTTTTAGTATCTAGTATGTATAAATCGCTTATATACTGCATACATAGTAATTTCAGGTCAAAAGGCACATCTGTATAACCAGCATTATAAGTTACCCTTATGTGGCGTCGTGGGAAGTCTATCTTATTGCTCATATATCCTAATGAATATCCTTCTATGAGCCATCCATCATCTTTAGTAAGAAAACCTCCGTCTTGATTTAAATCATATTCATAATCATCTAATGTTCTATATACTTCGTTTTCATATACGTACTCCACCATATCCACAGTATTTACAGGGTAATTATTTAAAACTAATTGTGCTGTATTTGTCCCTCTATATCTTTCTATATAATCTTTATTAAATATATTTCTGCCTATCTTTTTTTGGATTGCTTGACTTACTCCACTTATGTATAATGTTAAAATAGAGTCTTTGCTTGTGTCTGCTATTCCCATAAAGTCTTTTAATTCTTGTAATGTACATAAATCCATTTTTTTCACCTCCTTTTATTTACATTTTAAGGCAAAAGAAAAAACCTAGCTTATTTACTAGGTTTTACATCTTTCTTTTGAGTTTCTTTAGCATTTTTTGTTTCATCTGGTTTTACAACCTTGGTTTCAATGCTAGTTTCAAGTGCAGCTTCTTTCTTTTTTACTAACAAATCCATAAACTTTTTATCATTAACTGTGAATTTATCACCTTTTGTATAATGCTTTGTATGTAGTCCGTCTTCTGCTGCATTAAAGCTTTTTTGTGCTACTAAATTAAACATTTAACCACCTCTAAACTGTTGGTTCTACTGTAGGATGAGAAAGAATTATGCTTGCACCTACGGGAGTACTTACAGTCCCAGTTACAGTTAATTTTATAGCTACATATTGTTTTACACCTCTGTAGCCTATTTTATAACTTCCTGTTGCTGTAATATCAAAAGGTCCGCTTCCTAGATAATCCTCTGCTGCAACATCTGTTAATGTTCCTGCTGTATCGCCTTCAACTAAAGAAACTGTTAATTTATTAGTTGCTGTCAATCCTGCCCCAGCATTAATTATTCCGGTTACGCTCTCAAAAGTTGCTGTGTCTACTGCTGTTCCTGTTGCTGTAGCTGATAGGGTTTGTGCTGCCAAACATTGTCTAGCAGCTATCCCATTAAATAAATCTTTACTTGCCATATTATTACCTCCCTTATGACTGTTTTAAAATCTTAATAGCATCTGGCATTTCTACACCGCCGCCAACTTCTCTTGTAGTATAGAAAAGTATGTTAGGCTTCTTAGTAAGCTCATCTCTTAAAGAATACATTCCAGAACCATCAACTATTGTATAAGCTTGTGAGAAATCTCCGAAAGCCACAGATAAAGCATTGGTTCCAGGTGTTGGCATATCAGTTGCAAGATTATATTCATATCCTAAAATAGTATTAGGTTTTCCAACTTGTGTAGAAGGTTCCCATAAATATCTATTTTGAAGGTCTTTAAGTTTTCTTATATCCCTTAAAGTAAGCCTGTTTAAAAGCCATTTTGCGTTAGGGAGATATTCTTCAAGTAGTGCGGCTTGTAAATCCATTAATCCATCAAAATCAAGAGCTTTGCCAACTACCTCAATTCCTTGTTTTGTATCTGGTTGATATAAAAACCCTAAAGGTTTGTTTACACCATCACCATTTACAAAAGCACTAGCTTCTTGCCTTGCAAATTTGTTTGCAATTTTTCTATTTATGTAAGCTTCCCAGTCAAAGTTTGAATCTACTAATAACTTTCTGGTAAGTGCAGGTTGAGCGTACTGTTCGTGTAATGGAATTTTTACCATCTGTAAAGTTCCGTTAGTAGTTATAGGTCTTTCTTGTCTTTCACCTACCCAGCCGGAGTCAAAATCATCTGTATTCTCTCTAGGTACTTTATATTCTCCAGAGTTTGAAATAGTAACAATATTGGCTAATTGCCTTATAGGTGACGTTTGTCTTACTCTTTCCACTATTTTATTAGACATAGTGGAAGGAACCATGTAGCCGCCATCGGGATTGCTGTCACTAGCCATCTGCTTTTTTTCAAGGTGTTCATCTACAACACCTTTTCTAGCATAAGAATCAAAGGAAGATTTATATTCTAGTTGATCTTTTGTCAATCCTTTTTCTTCTGTTGTGTTAGGAGTAGTATTTGGCCTTTGCATCTTCACTTCTAAATCATCAAGTCTAGTCTGGAGCTTTTCTATAGTTTCTGGATTAGAATTTTTCTTTTCTAGTTCATCTTTTAAAGCTTTATAATTTTTGTTTATTTCTTCTATCATTTCGATAGCATTTTTCTGTTCTGCCATTTATATCACATCCTTATTTTTCATTTATAGTTTTACAAAGTGCTTCAAGTGCTTGTAATTCCTCACTCTTTAATTCTAGTGTATCATTATTCTCTTTTTTTTGCTGATTTGTAGAATTTTGGGATTTACCTGCATTTTTAGGCTTGCATCCTTTGCCACCTTCATCGTCTCCAGTGTTATCATTTGGATTGTCGGGGTCGTCAGAATCATCTTCACATAAGCTTGCTAATATTGAAATTAAATCAGACATACTATCTTTACAGCCTTGGATTTTTTCTTTAGTAGCTTTGCTTATTTTCTTTCCTGATTTTCTTTCCATATATACAGATTTAGTCTCAAACTGATAGTCTATGGATTTTTGAGCCATTGCACTTATTAATCCTGCCATAATCTGTTTATACATATTGCAAAAATCATCTATGGTAGTATTTGAAGCTGTTAGTTTATCTTCTAATGCCATATCTTCGTCTTGTGCTATAGAATCTAAGGATTGGTCAAGTGCCATTTCAGCGTCCCATCTGGCTTCTCTATTCTGTCTTGTCTGGTATACTGCATTAAAACCTAATGCTTTTACATTTAACTTAGTTGGGTCTGATTTCTTATTTTTATCGTTTTTGTTTTTATCGTTCTTACTTGAACCCTCCTCTTCAGAACTGTCACCTTTAATCTGGTCGTCTGTTATTTCCTCAAATTCAAGCTTTTTAAGATATACATTTATTTTCTTAGCAACTGCCTTTTTATCCTCGTCAGATATATTTACGGGATTTTGTGCTCCCCTTATTGCATTTGCAGCGGCTTTTACACCATTAGGTATAGCTGTAAGTTTATTGTCAGCTATATCGGCAAATGGCAACTTATAACTTCCTTTCTCATTAGGCTTGGTTGTGTCTACATAAAAAAAGGCTTTTTGTGCTTCTTTTGAGATATTTCCTTTATCATCTGTGTATTTATCAAATACATTTTTAGTTGCTGTTGGGCCATCCCATTTAACTGTTTTATCTGCTATAGGTAATGTGGTAGAGCCACTAGCACCTTTATTTTCAGTTGTCAAATTATCACCTCCATCAAGATTTTGAGATTTAACATCAGAAATTACGGCTTGCTCGTTCATCGGAAAAAGAACGCCAGAAACTTCTTTAATATCAATATCTACTAAGTCTCTTATTGTTTTACCGTTTTCTGTTACATATTCTGCACCATTTGGCATAACTTGATAGCCAATACTGTTGCTTAAAATTCCACTTTTCATTGATTTATAAGCTTTAAACGCATTTGGTATAACAGGCACGCCATCAGTAGAAGTATCTAAAAATAATTGTCCATCTATATTCATTCCTGTATTTGTTGATATAAGCTTTACAGTTCCTATAGGCTCCTCTACGTTATGTGTCCATAGATAAGGTACTGTTTTATTTGCATTTCTAGGAGCTATTGAAGCTTTTACTCTATCGTCTCCAAGGTCTACATTATTATATGGACTTGCCACACCTACAAAATGCCCTTTATTATCAATTTCTTTTATTTCAAAATTTATACTTTTATATTCTAACGGCAACGTCTCACCTTCTCTCGTTCTATTTCAACGTTACCATATTATTTCAATTTTTGCATAAGTTGATAATTTTAGGCATAAAAATAGTCCTGCATAAGTACAGGGCTATAAATTTAAGCTTTATATAATTGCTAAAGCTATATTAATTATAATATGTAAAGCTTGATCTATATACAAATAAGTTGTTAATGCTTTATTCTTATCTTTTACATGTGCTTTCTTATAGTCTATAACTATATGGCTTAATACAAGTGCAATAGCTTTCCATACAGCAAATACACCAATAAATTTAAATACTAAAGCCATTCCTAAACCATATATTATTGAATGTGTTAATAAACTATAAAAATATTTGCCCTTTTGTTGTTGCTAAAAAGTCGCTTTGAAGTGGGTAATCTAAGACATAATGTCCTAATATAACCCATAATATATTTTCTATCATTTAATCCCTGCTTTCTTTTCCTTTTATACGTTTTGCAATGCCTTCAATTTCTTGCACAAAACAGTAATTGTCTACCTTAAAACTAAATCCCAACATTTCTTTTAAATCTTTTTCTTTGATTTTAATAAAATCTTCATTTTCTAATTTTCTTATATTGTTAAGACTATTTATATATTTTTCATAGTGTTCTGTATCATCGTTATATCCATTAATCGCACCAGTAGCTAGTTCTTTTATCATATATTTTAAATATGTAATGCAATCATATTGAAATTTTACTGCTTTTTCTTTTATAATCTTTTCTAATACAGTATCTTTTATAGTACGTTCATGTATCTTTAATGTAGCTGTTGCATTTTTTACAGGGTCAAATATATCTTTTTCGGGTAATGGATTATATACATCTTTTTTAGGTAATTCAGCTTCTATAGTTCCAGTTTCTTTTATATCGCTTTCCTGCTTATCTGTGGGGTTTCCTACTTTCCACATAGGTTTAATCATATCTAAGGCATCTAATTTTCCTTCTTTAATTAAAAATACTATATAGTACATTATATTGCTTTTAGACATATATCCATCCCAATCTTTGTACTTTATTTGTTGTCCTTCTAGTCCTGCAATACTTAAAGCTCCTTCTAAATCTAAATATCCTTTTTCGTTAACTTGCATATTATTTTCCTCCTCAATTAGTTCAAAGCGTTCTTTAAATTCTTTTTCATGTAAAGCAAATATAGTTCTATCTTTCTTTATCAAGTAATCTCCTGCTTGGCAATCTATATATTTCTTATTTTGTGTATCATTTATTTCTAATTTAAATATATCCATTTTTTCGGGAGATAATCCACCAATTTCGACACTGCTTATTAAGCCTACTCCAAAGTCTAATACATCAGCTCCTATATTAGATTTAATTTGCATAGCTTCTACTATAGCACCTGTACTTATTTCAATTGCTTTATTCATTTATTAGCCCTCTTTCCATTCCATGTATAAATCCATCTGCAAGAAGTTTTCCTACTTCATTTTGTGCTTTACTTTTGCTTACATAACTTAGCCTGTCTTGTATAGTGTCTAAGTTATGCTTTGCCTTTTTAAGTTTATTGGTTAGTTCTAAATATTCATCTATATTTATGTACATACTTGAAGCAAATTCATCTTTGACTAGATTAGGTTTAGGCTCTTTCATTTTTATTTTCTTCCTTTACATAATCTATATCATCAGTTCCGCAATAAGGGCATACTACAAATTTAACCTTTCCTTCTGCTTTTACCTCAAATTCTTTTCCACATTCTTTACATATATATTTCATTATTTTTCCTCCTCTAAATTTCTTTTAATTGATTTTTTAAATCTGCTAAATGATCTCGTAAAACATCTAAAATTTTGTCTTTCATTTCAGTATTTAAATTATATTCCACTGATTCTAGGCCACCGCAGCTGTTGCATTTAAAAATATATTTTGTATCTTTCTTTATTATTTTTCCTGTCCATCTCATTTCAGCTCTACGTATAAAACAATCTAATTCTCCTATTTCCTTTTTAAGGTTATTAGCTTTTTCTAAATCTTTATCAGTCATTCAATCGTCCTTTCCTTTGATTAGGATTTTTCAACAACTCTAGTTTGTGGCTGTTTTGGTGGTTTACCTGGACTTTTTAGTGGTGGAACTATTATAGGAATTGAATATCCTGCTTTAACATATCTTTCAGCTTGTTCTTTTGTTTCAGCACATTCAGTGCAAATATAATATGGTATAGAATGTTCTGAATAATTAGCTTTCCATATATCTTCTTTTTTTACTTCTTTATTACAAATGCAACATCTTTTCCAGAAAAATCTAGGATGTATCTTCTTTATTTTGTAGTTCTTAGGTTCTCTTTTCATTTAACATCATCTTTTCTACCAATAATTAAAGCTGAAAATCCAACTGGTGATAGGGTTTGGTATTGTATTTCAACCTCTTCTCCATCATCTTGAAGGTAATTTATCATTTTATTTAGTGCCTTATAAAAAACATTTCCATCAACATTTGAAACAAATTGAGTTGAAACTATCTTTTTCATTTGATGCCCTCCTTGCTTATTGATTTTTAGTGTTTTTAGTCTTATACAGGTATTGGCAACCACAAAAACATAGAATTCCTACTATTAAGCATATAATTTGTGTCTTTTCGAGTTTCCCGCTCATTAGAACTGATATAAAGACTAAAACATTTAAAACTAGTGCTATTAAAGTTATGTTTCTGCAAACTTTAAGCATTGTAACATCTCCTTATTTATTTAATTCTTTCAAGTCCATCTTATAAGCTAATGAATTACATAATTTATTTACATAATCTTTTAATTTTAGGTTTACAACATTACTGCTTTTTCTCCTTTCGTCAATATCTGCTTCGGCTACTCTGATTTTTCTTTTTAAGCAGTTTATTTGTTCCTGTAGACAATCAATTTGACTGTTCCAATTGTCTATTTCTAGTTTTTTTGAATCTGCATATGTACTTATTGAACAATTTTCTTGCTGCAGCTTATTATTTAGCTTTGCTATTTCTTCTAATAAATCTTTTGTTATAGCTCTGTTTGTTCTGTCTGGAAAACCAAAGTCTACTTTATACAGTGTAATAATAACGGTATCTTCCGTATTTACAACAAATATAACATTGCCTGATATATAGTAATTCTTGTTTGTTTTATCTCCGCCAACCTGTGATGTTGCTATAAATTGAGCGTGTTCAAACATCTTGTTAATGTCTTTTTCAATCTGATCTGAATTAAGTGATATGTATTCTTTTATCTCTACTGAATTGTTAATGTTTTTGATTCTTTCTGCGTATCTTCTTTTGCAATGATTTGTTATGTCCATAGAATCCCCCTTGTGTAACTAATATTTAATGATATAAGCTATTGCAAATATTAATATAGGTAAATATGCAATATAATCTGTTATCCATTCTTTTTTAGAAAGGTTATCTTTATTGAGCGTAGTTCCAGTAGCCATAATTCCCATTAATATAGCTGTCCACCATGCTAGAAATTTCATTCCCTCACCTCTAATCCAAATTCATTCGCTATTTCTGCCAAGTCATTCCCGGTAATATTGGGGCAGAACTCCCCGAAGTGTTGCATTGATATGCTGGCAAACCAGTCTTTTAACTCTCGTTTGCTAATTCCGTTATGTATTTCACCTAAAAAAAGTCCTCTTGTGAGTTCTCCCCATACTGCTAGTTTTTCTTCTGGTGTGTATGGTATCTCATCCATATTCCAATCGTTGTTAAAATCATTGTTCATATTACCACCTAATGTTTTTATCTAATGTAAATAATTCAATTAAAAAGCAGTTTCCTAAATCATGTACTGCTTTAACTGATTGCTTTCTCTTTTCATCTGCTAATTTAAGTGCAAGTTCCATCTGCTGATCTAGGCTGAAATACGGTATAGCTTCAACTCTTACCATTCTTTCCACCGCCATTTCCGTTGTTTTTCCAACATAGTAACGTTGCCACAATAGTAATGATTGCTAAAATTCCTAATAAAATCTCTTGCATAATTTCATCACCTATGATATATTATACTCTGTAATAACGAGCAATTCAAGTAAATAACGAGTGTTTTGTTTTAAATTTATGCAATAAAAAAGACTAGAAAAACTCTAGTCTTGATTGACATATTAAATATTATGTGAATACGGTTTTTTGTAAACCCGCTCCGCACGCAGTTTTTAGAGGTTTACAGTATTTTAATTTTGCATAATATTAATTATGTTTACTTATGAATATTACTCTATATATCTAACTATAAGTAAGCCAACATCTGCAACCACAAACCTCATTTGAATCTGCTCTTTCATCTCCAGGATAAGCAAGGTTATCTTTAAAATCTTCTCCTATAAGTATAGTCATTCCGTCAAGTTCTGCATGAGACACTCTAACCCTAGCATCCTCACACGTGCTCCATGTCTTACTTTGCATATCTTTATATGTAGCACTAAGAAAATTTATCTTACCTACTACGTTGTGAATTTCTGTCATTGCAATATTTCTGGCTCTACTACTAGAAGTATTATTTATATGTTTGAATAAATCGTCTGCTATCTTATCGTAGTTATCGCCGTTAGATAATCCATTCTTAATTATTCTCTGTACTTGGTTTCTAGTAGTATTATTTATATACTCTATTTCCTGCTTTGAATAATCTTTTAACCATCCTGTGTAATCTGCTTCTACATCTTCATACTTTATATAATCATCTTCATTTGAATAATGTAACGAATTAAAGAAGTCTATCCCTGTTTTTCCTGCTTCTTCATATATTGGCATAATGAGTTTGTTATAATATTCAGTTCCTAAGAGTGCAGCTATTAATAGGAAAATTTTATCTGTAATATCATTAGACTGGTTTTCTAATTCTTCCTCATTGTTTTCTACATCTTCATCTTTTTTCTCTTGTAAGCTTAACAGAGCCTTTTTAAGAGCTTTTCCTTGTGCTAGTAGTATAGTTGCTATCTTCTTTTTAAAACTCTTTTCTAAGTTAAGTACGAGTCTATCATATAGCTTACTAAAATTCTTTTTTATTTTTTCTCTCTTATCATCTGCCTTTCGCTCTAATACTGAAAAGACTTATTTTGACTTTGTGAGTTGTTCGGATTTTCTGAACTACTGGTTTCATCATCCACAGGTATTAAATTTGCGGGTAAATATACTTTACCTTTTATAATAGCAAAAGAACCTTCTGACGCAACTATATCTCCACCCTCAACATCTTCTAACCCTCTAGCTTTCCTTTTCTCATTTATCTTCATATAATTATTATTTAGCTTTTCATTTATTTTCCCTATGTCTTCCTGTAGAACCGGGATTTCGGAATAATCTGTATCAATAAATTCTCCATCTTCAAGTCCTAGAAACGGTGTTAGTTGTCCTGCTAAACTCTGCATTAAAGGAATAACGCTTTTGGTATATAGTCCTTTCTCTGCTTCACTCTTGTTGTTATATGAGCTTTGTTCATTAAATCCGGCAATGATAGGGTCTACTCCCATGCCTATACAAATATCTCGCATAGTGCTTTCTTTTCCTTTTATCCAGTCCATGTCTTTAGGGTTAGTACCTGTTTGTGATACAGTTGCTTTCCCGCCTTCTACAATCATCCACTTGCCTACGTTTCTAGTTCCTGCATATTTTGTGTTCAAGTCTGCTGTAGCTCTTTCTCTTGCATCATTACTTGGGAATTCTTCTACACTTATTACTCCGCTTACTTGGCCACCATTTTGCATAAGAGAAACATTCCAATCTAACATAGCGGCCAATAAGTCTCCGTTTTTTAGTATAGGTTTTAAAGGAGACATTCCTCTACCTAGTCCGTCAAATTCATCCAGTGGATTAAAGCATTTCCATAAAGTAAAATCTTCTGGTTTAAAATCCTTAGGGTTCTGTCCCTCGTACCTTATGTCTGTATAGGGCATATCTACCTTGCCTGTTAAACCTATGGACATTTTATCTGGTCTATATGTATATAATTCTTTTACTAATTTACCGTTTCTAGCTGACATTTTTACGATTGGTGCATCTCCACCTAGGTAATAAAATACTATGGCTCTTCTAATGAATTCAGCTCGACTGTACAGAGGGTTTGGCTTATTTAATAGCATTTGTACAGGATGATTAGGTATAGGCACTTTCTTGCCGTCTTTATCTTTTTTACACACAACCCAATTTAATTGTATTGCTGCCTGCGTTATTTCCTGTAAGCATCTAAATATAATCCAGTTTTCTGCATATCCTTCTTTTGCTATAATTCTATATTTAGCATCACTATATTGTGGTGTATTCTTGCCATGTAGATTAACTATGTGTGGATATAAACCACCGCTTGTATTTCTTTGCGTTTGTTTTCTTTCAAATATATTTGGTATTCTCATTGTCTCACTTCCTATATGAAAGTTTAGGGCAATATAAAAAAGCCCCTATATTAAGTATAGAGACTTTTACTTTTATTTGCTTAATTACTATTTATTAGGATTTTTGTTATATCTAATAAGCGGTTTTAAAATATCTATCTCACCATCTTTTACAATTACACTATTTCCTCTATCAATAGTCTCTGCATCATAACGTCCATTTACATAATTCTCTATAACCTTTCTAATTTCAGCATCGCTAAATCCTGTTTTTCTAATTATTTCTTCCATTTTGCATCCTTGTTCATATAATTCAATTATACGTTGCGTTTGCTCTCTGGTTATGTTTTCACCTTGTTTTCCCATTGCTACATCTCCTTTTTAAAGTTTAATAGATACTATGATTATATGGTTTTTACAATGTTATTTCAATTAAGTATATTGCAAATTAGCTATTTCTTATATATTGTTGCACAGTAGCCTATGCATTGAGGGCAACCATATTTCTCTATATAATTTTCCTCACCCATTCTCTTAGTACAAATATATCTTGAATCTTCCCATCCATTCCTATTATCTTTTATTGCTTTATCCCCTATAACAATATCATTTTCTGAAAAATCATTATTCCATTTTTTAACGATAAATTTTTTCATTTCTTCTATGTTTTCAAATTCCTTTGCTTCTTTCATAGCATCTGCTAAAGTTCCTCTGTGTGGTGTATAAATAACCATAATTAATCCTCCTTATAATTTTTATTTGTTCCCTCTTATTGGCCATCCTTTAGGATAACACCTTCTCGCTATTCTAATTGCTAAAAGGTTCTGACATATATGTATTCCTTGACCAAACTCGTCTATCTCTGTTGGGTGCTGTTCTGGCAATTTAATATATCTATCCCATGCTTCTATGAGTAAATCCATTATCTTTCCTTCTTCATCTGTTAGGCCATCTTTTCTTTTTATTTTAGTATTATATATTTCTTCTGCTCCATGTAGGAGTTCTGTTATATCTACTTCTAAAGCTTGTGCAATATTGCCTAAAATATCAGCGTAGATTTTTCTCCCATTTTCCCAGTATGAAATAGTTTGTGTTGTTATATTTGTTCCAGTAATATTAGTGAGTTTAGTTGCTAATTCATGCTGTGTCATATTCTTATGTTCCCTTATTTTCTTTAAGTTCTTTCCTATATCCATTTTATCCCCCTGCTTTATAATCCTACAATCCTTGTTCTTTAATAATCTTCTTCAATCTTTCTCCACAGCCTTCAATTTGTTCTTCTTTTAAGGTCCCCTTCCCCATATCATCTAATAATATCTTCCCTTGTTCTTTCGTTAGAACTGGTAAAACTCCCATTGATACTGGCATATGCTTTTTCAACTCATCTCACTCCTTTAATAATTATTCACCCATCAATTCAAGTTCATAAGCTAAATCGCTATTTTGAAATTCCTCATTTTGTTCATCTGAAAGTACTAACATAGTTTTTTCTCTACATTTTTGGCATAATGCAACTGGCTTTATTTTTCCACCAAAATTAATTGCTTTAACATTTTCATTGCTACCACATGATTCGCATTTAGTATAAGAATTGTTCTTAATTACTTCTATCGTAGTTTTATTTATATATCCATGTCTTATATCAATATCTATTGCCTTTTTTGCTTCTTTTAAAGTTCTTTCTGGATACTTAAATTTAGCATCTTTACTACCATCTTCATTAGTTATAAACCATCTTGCTTCACTACCATAAGGTATATTTTCTATTATTTTACCTTTATACTCATATTTTTTACTCAACAATTTCATCTCCTTCTATATTTCTGATATGGCCATTTATACTATGGTCTTTACATATTGCATGGTAGCATCCTTTTAGAAGAATAATTTCCTCTGGTGTTAGTCCTATATCTTCATATTCTGCAAGTCTTATTATTTTACTTTCTATATCTCTTCTAACTTCGTGAAATTTATCTAAATCCTCTTTTGATTTAATTTCCATTGGTATATTAGGTAATAGAACTTTATCACCAAACTTTTTAGTTAATCTTTTCATAGTTCCTCCTCACTTTCTTTAACAATATCTTTAACCCTTTCTAACTGGTCAAGTGTAAATTTATTGTCATTGCTCCAGCTTGAAAAATATCTTTTTACATCTGTGTATAATTCCTCTGCTTTAATTTCAGCCAATATTTCCTCTTTTGAAGTATATAGCTTATAATCTGGACTTCCTATGTTTGTTTTCTGTCTATAATCATCTTCTATATCAAATTGTTGCTCATTGTAACTTCCTATTTTCACATAAATATACTTTCTACCCACTTTAGTTGCTTCTCCGCTTACAGCCCATCTATCAATACCATTAATTGATTTATCTGGTATACCTCTAAGCTTATCATTTATATATCTAACTACTACCTTTTGGCCTTTCTTTAAGTTCAATTTTCTACTCATGTTGTTTCCCACCCTTCACTACTTTAAAATTACCGCTGCCTGTATTTATTCTCCGTGTTTTGCCTGTACTATCTACTATATATTTCTTTCCGTTACTATCTTCGTGCATAGTGTATGTGCCTATACCTGTATCATCTAAAAACTGTTCCATAGCTCCTTTTTCTCCATTTGCCATTGCTAATTTATCCATTGTAGAAGTATAATTAACAGTATATATTCTTAATTCAGTATTCATATATTCCCATAGCACTTCTAAAATACTATCTGGATTTATAGGCTTATTTTGTGGTAGAGAGTC